CTCTGCAAAAGCTTGATCGTCGGTTCAAATCCGTCTACCGCCTTTCAGTACCTGACTTATCAGGAATTAACCGAATGAAAAGCCCGTAAAATCGGGCTTTTTTGATTTTCCGTCAGGTTAAATCAGGCTAACTTTAAAAATATTTTGGGGCGAATTTGGGGCGGACTGTTTTTCCTACCTTATTTTTTGCAAAGTATTTATTTCTATTTTCATGGCTTTTTATACAAACAATCGGTCTATTATCATTGAACAGTTGTTAAAATATTTTAGTTTTTATGACAAAACCTCTCTTGCATAGCTATACAATTTTTCGGCAGTCAATAAAGACATTTTATCCAGATTCGTTTTTCCGCTTCTAAGATCTGCGACGGTCGACCATGGCAACCCTGCGCCCTTTGCAATAGCGCTTGTGCTTATCTTGCTTTTTAATAATTTCTCTATCTGTTTTCTCATTTTGAATCCTTCCTATTTTCGTTTATCCTTTAGGATTACTATAAATACAAAGAACACGAGTACGAATATTGGTAAATATTTCATTTTTTCGTTTGATATGATATAATCAAAGTAGGAGCAGGGGCTTTCGCCCCCGACCTACAAGAGCCTTATTTGAACCGCTTTGCTTTGCGTGGCTTGCGTTCTTTCGGCTCTTTTTTTATTGCCATGATAACACTTGCAATCCCTGTCAACAAGGTTCCGGTTGCTACCATTAAATCGGCAATCTCTGATATTTTCATATCTTTCCTCCTTTCTGATTATATTATATCACGGTACGCCGTGAATGTCAATGCTTTTTATCAACTTTTTTAACTTTTTTTAAAAAATTTTTGCAATAAAAAAGGCCCTCGGTTTATACCGAGGGTTAAACTGTCACCAAACAATTATCTAAAACTTCCAAAATCAGTTATACGATGACCATTTTCTGACTGTCCGACTGCGACATAGCGACGATTGCCAGAGGCTGCAATATAAGTGATCCAAATATAGCCGTCTTTGTCACACCAGCCATCATAATTGATTTCTTGACCTGCTGAATAAACAGCCACGATTTCAGCGTCTAAGCCAGCGCTTGCACGGACATTGAGTGCTGACACTTCGACAGTAAATGTCCCAGTTTCCTCGTGGATTGACCCATCACCGCTAGGAGTTGGTGGAGCAGGTTGATAGCCTGTGTCATCTGTCGGGAAGTAGAACCAACCTACGACACCATCAAAGTTACGAGTGTTATACCGAGCAGGCCCGCCAATGTAAAGACTATCAGCATTACCGTCGATATTCTGCTCAATTGTCCGCATGGTATAACCGTCGCTATCTTCAATAACAATCCCAGTATGACCGTATTCGTGACCGTAAATATAAGTTGTATCCATAACAAATACGGCACTTGCTCGTGGCTTGCTATTTACATTACCTACTTCGTTGTATTCTACTTCATAGCCAAAAGATGCAGCGCTATTTAAAAGGTCAATAGCATTTCCCCAAAGTGCCTTACCAAAAAGCTGACTAGAGATGGCATTAGGTAAATCTACGCATTGTGTGCCAAATGATCCGTCTTGGTCAACACCAATACCTTGATTAGCCAAATTTATTGCAAAGTTTAAAACATCTTGTGTTGTTGCCATATTATTTTCCTTTCCAATTATCATTCATTTGCTTAACTGCTGCTTCTACAAATAAGTCTAAATCTTTATCAGACATATAGACATTGTATTTTTCAAGCTCTTGCACGATGTATTTTTTAGCCTGATTGAGCTTTTCCTCGCCTTTAAGGTCTGTCTCTTTATTGATTTGCTCAACCGCATTAACTGCGTTTTTAGCTAAAATTTCAACGATTTTAACCGCATTTGTCCCGCCTTTTGTAACAAGCCAACTTTTAACTGCATGAACAATGATTCCTGCTAAAATTGTAAGGATGCTCAGTGATCCGCCGACTATGATTTCTTGAATTTGTTGCATATTATTTTTCCTCTCTAATTTCCAAATCTGAGAATTTCTCGAATAGTATCTTGATAGCTCCATTGCCACCAAGTTCGACGTAGCTCTCAAAAAGACGGGTGAGCTCTTCTAGCTCGTGCTGGGTTGTCCAGCCCCGTCTTAGTGCTTTTTTTAAATTTTCCTGCAATCGAAAACGCTGCAGCCGTTGCAAGCCTTTTTGTATAAGGCTCAAATCTTGGTTGTTTTTGTCTCCGATGTTCTGCACACTAACCACCACATCTTTTAAGTCTCCTATCTCTTCAGATAAAATTTGTATTTTCTTATCCGTTTCCTTGCTATTTTGGTTGCTTCTATAGCTAAAATAACTTGGGATGATTGTGATTATGATAGGCGTCAACTTGTCCATAATTTCGATAATATGGTTCACATTTCAACACCTCCATCAAAGAATTTTTATAGAATACGAAGCTGATAGCTGGTCTCCATTTTTAAAAGGAACGCCTTCATCAGAATTTATGACATCCAGATAAGCTTTAAACCGAGGTCTGCTCTCGTTATAGAAATCTGTAACCCCTCCTTTAAAGTTTTTATTCTCACCAGAAAGATTTTCGATTTCAACATGAAAATTTTTCTGACCGTAAAAAGTAACTTTTTTGATGTTAGGATTCCAGTCGATACTTCCAGATTTCATAAATTTGTAATTATAATCTGAGGCATAGCCTGTTAAAAGATCTTTATATACAGAATACAAGCCCCCAATAGTGCATCGATTTACGACAAAATTATCTAAAAATGTAAAATGATTAGATACAATTAGCTTTTCTTTTTCAAATTCCAATTTTTTTTCTCTTAAAATCGCTTCATGTTTTGTATTACAGTGAAATAACTTTGAGGTCACAAATACTGTTAAATTTTTAAAATCTAGAGTATAATCCTTCGTTAAATCAAGTACTTTCCCGTCGCAAATAACAATTACAGATGTATATTCTTCATCTCCATGAATACCTCCAATAAAATCGACCGCATTTTTTTCCAAAATAGGTCCTTCAATATCCGTCCCTTCCCATAAATTAACTCCGTCAACAGCGCTAGAACGAATCAGCCATGTGTCAAGATTGATTTCTTGGTTTATATTGTGTTTTAGGGTATAAGATACTTTTGAAGTCATAGCTAAATTTATTAGATTGCCCTTTTTGACCAATCGGCTAATTTGGGAATTAGCGTTACTTGACGTAAGTAGACTATCCACTTCTTTTTTTGTATAAACGCTTCCTAGTGGACGAATGTTCTCATCATAATTATTATATTTTCTGGTAGTACGATGTCCCTCTACTAACTCAACATAATCAGGTACGACATTCTTAGAAATTTGAGCTATCAAAGTCAAATCGTCTTCATTTGTTTGAAATTGATAATAATCTAAAAACGATGTTGTTGAGGTTGTCAAAACATTATTGATTTTTGTCCCGTCTAACGAATCGATAACCTCACTAACTGTTTTGGAAGTAAGAGCTAACTTTGTCCAGAAATATCCATCTTCTTTTGTTAGATTTCTTGCATTAAAAAATGTGTAAGGCGTATTTGGCTTTAATCTGACAATCAAACAATATTTTAAATCACGTTTTAGAATCAGCATGTTACTCGAATCTGACCCATTTAGATTAATTACTTTTGAAATTTTTCCAAAAGCGATATTGTCAGGATTCAAAAAGTCAAGATGCTTCAAAGAAATAGAATTTTCTAACAATGCCTCCCCGCTAGCTAGTTTTCTGACAGCTTCGCCAGCCGTAGAATATTTTCTGCCATCTCCGCCAACTCGAATATCAATCAATTCAGTCGGTAAATTTCCGTTTCCAGCAGAAGCGATAATATTTTCAAGACGCTTTTCCGTATTCTCGACTTCTTGTACAAAATTTTCGATAGTTCCATCCATATTTCGCAATCTATCTGAAAGTGTGTTATTACCCCCTCTCGCTTTTGCAATCTCCATATTCGTGTTTCCATCAAAGGTTGCGTCTTCATAGACTTGTGCTATTCCATCATGAATTGCTTTTCTAACATCGCGACCGAAAACTCCTTTTTTTATGATGTCTAAATATTTGTCAATTCCTGCCATTAACTCTCTCCTTCTGTTTTTTCAGGTTCCGTTGGTTTTGTGTCTGGATTTTGTTTTGCCATTTCTTCCTGAATTTTTTTCAAAGCTTCCTCTGTTGCTTCCAGCCGTTGTTTTGAAACTAGATTTTGTGTCCGTTGTCTGATAAGTTCTGCTTGATACTCTTCAGCAGATTTGAATTTGTCACCAATAGTTAAAGTTGATTTTTCAACTTTGGAGATGTCAATCTGACGACTGACAATTCTAAGGCGTTCATCAATTCCCATGACAGGGTTGATGACTGGGTAAGTATTTCCTTCAACCAGTTCATCAAAATTCGCTTTAATAAGATTAAGATTGATAGCGTCCAACGTATATTGATAATTCACTGTTTTTTGACTTTTCATCACATCCTCAGCAGCCTTTTTCAGTGCTGTTGGATCTGTTTCATCATCTAGTGTGAGGTTATCACATTTTATCCCAAATTCATCTATCAAATCAGGCCTATCGATATAATCTCTACCACCATTAACACTAGCAATCGTTAGACGCTCCCCCGTATTCTCATTACGCTTTCCAAGTGGCACGAGTCTAGTCTTGATTTCATCTGGATTAAGCTTTTGAGAATTTCTGACCATATTGACCGTCAACTTAATAGCTGTGTTGCTATCAGTTCCAATCTTTCTCTTTATATCCAGATAACGAGTACCATTCTCACGTCTGACTTGCATTTCCAAACTAAATTTATCAATGATAAGCTCGGTGATAATTGCTAAAGTGGTTTTCGTAGCATCAATTTCACACTCAATATAGTCATTTTCACTAATGAAATCAGTAATATCACCAATTTGAAAAGATTTGTAGCTCTCAGTCATTTGATTATGATAACCTAACAAGCGCTGCAAGAGTGCACGCTTTCCACCTTTGAAAATAAGTGGCTTTTGCTTACTATCATTTAGAAAATCAAGTTCACTTTTTGCATTATATGTAAATGACGTGATGCCAGACTCAACCATATCTTTAGCAATTGGTCCGATACGGCCATAAAAAACCTCTTTGCCAGTCACTTCATTAACAACTTGAACCAACGTGAGTAGAGGTCTGATTTTAGACTTATAACCGTCATTATTCGGCAAAAACTGAAAGTCAAACTGGCCAACCTTGTTGATTTCTAGTTTGATAACACCTGTCAACAATTTATTTCCACCTGTATAAGGATTATGAATGATCGTTTCACGTCCATCGTTTATTAAAGTTACTCGATACATTAGATTAACTCCTTAAACCACTTAAAGCTAATTTTCCCAGTTCCCACAATGTGAATTTCATTCATATCTGACAGTGTCAAATAATCATAGATACGACTTCCTACGCTAATACTGTGCTCATTTCCATCAAGCGTTAGTTTAAACGGTGCTGTTGCCGTGATTTCTGGACGAGCTAGACTAATACCGTTATTATAGAGCATAATAGTCGTTTCTCCCTTAACATCAAAGGAGACATCTTGTAATACATCAAGTTCAAAGTTGATATCATCCCAAATATCACTCCCTTCAGCTTTTTCCGAAATCATAAAAGGATAAGCCGTGAAAGTGACTTTCAAGACTCCATGGCTCCAATCTTCAACAAATGATGAACTACCTTGAACCTCAGCCATAAAATAATAACCAGGATAGGCATCATCAATGAGTTTAGTATATCCAGTCGTTCCCATAAGCCAGTTAATTGCTTTAGTTTTGGTCATATTCATGGCTTCTTTAGTTCCATAAATATTATTTTGGATTTGGATATTGTAGGTTAGTTTCCGTTGTTCATATAACTGACCACCATAAACAGTTGAAAAATCATAGACTTCATTTGAAAATGGCACTTGTATAGTGACTTTCTTCTTATCTGGAATGCCAATTTCTTTATCTTCAAGCAGAATCAATCCCTCATCATCGAATGAATGCCTGCCATTGAATGTAATGCCATAATGTTTCATAGACATTAAATTGTCCCTCCACTTTCTATAATTCTCAGACGATCAGCTTGTGCATCAGAGATGTAACCTACCATCAACTTAGCAAATGTCTTCCCATCAACGTTTAAGATAATTGGTTGAGGTTCTTGTTTAGGAACATTAACCACTATCTTATCTGTGACTGTTGACATAATGCGATCTGCAATCATACCAAGCGTGCTTTCATTAAGTGGTAATACAGCTTCAGCACCTGCTTCGCCACCAACCATAAGATTAGTACCATTCATCCCAAAAGCAGTTGGTTTTGTCAAAATACCACCTTTAGCGTACCACTCAACTCCTATACTAGGAAGGGAGCCTTCACCACCGAATCCCCAAGGTGCTTTTCCTCCACTCACAGTAAAGTGAGGAATTTTGGGTTTAGGTAGTGACCATTTGAAATCAAATAATCTTTTCATAGCTTCAATGGTATTTTTTACAATATTTTTAGCACCATTGATTGTGTTTGAAATAGTATCTTTAATACCATTCCAAATATGTTGAGTCGTAAGAAGCATGCCGTTCCAAATGTTTGAAATTGTATTTTTTATACCGTTAAAAATATTTGAAGCTGTTGTAGAAATTGTATTCCACAAATTTGACAAAAAGTTCCAAATAGCATTCCAGACGGACATAACGGTATTATAAATACCGTTCCAAATAAACTGCAGTGTCATCATAATGGCATTCCAGACATTGGATGCTGTGCTTGAGATAGCATTCCATAGATTTGATAAAAAGTTAGCCACCGCATTAAAAACATTCATCACAGCATTGTAGATGCTATTCCAAATGCCACTTAATGTCGATAAAATGGAATTCCAAATATTGGAAGCTGTATTATGGATTGACTGGCCAACACCGCTTAAATAGCTCACAATAGAAGACCAAATACTTTGAACAATTGATACAATTGCAGCAAGTACAGTGGAAACAACCTGTTTCATTGCTTGCCATGAATTTGTGAATGTTGCTTTTAGTGCTTCAAGTGCTGTATTGACAACCGCTTTCACACTTTCAATAAAGACTTTAGCAGTATCTTTGAGAGTTTGCCACGCACCTTTCCAGTCACCATTTATAACTTGCATAATTGCTTTAATAATACCTAACACAACATTCAGCGTAGTGGAAATAATTGTCTTAACAATCGTCCAAGTTGTTTTGATTGTTGTTTTTATATTGGTCATTGCTGCTTTAATTATTGGACTAATCACTTTCATGACTATCTTGATGATTTTCTGGATGTTGTTCCAAACAATTCTAGTTGTTGATTGGATTAGTTTCTGATTATCTTTCCACCATTTGGTTAAGTCCCCCCAAATACTCATGATAAAAGATGAAATTTCAGAAATAATATTCTTAAATATTTTTAGAATGCTATTCCAAATCTGAGTAACAGCATTCCTAAATTCTTTGTTATTATCCCAAAGAGTTTTAAAAGCTATAACCAATAGAGCAATAACTGCAATAACTCCTAATATTATTCCTGCAATAGGTAAGAAAGCAGCAACTAATCCACCTATAGTCGTTTCTGCTGCCAATGCTGCGGCTTGAAGGGCTAAAAATACAGGCAACAGAGCTCCAACGACAGTAACACCTAAAGCAAAAATAACAATAAACTGTTTAACTGGAGCTGACAAGTGGCTAAACCATTCAGCCACTTGTTTTAAAATTTTTCCTAAAGATTTTAAAACAGGTGCTAGAGTCTCAGCGATAGCAGCTCCAACTTCTGACATAGCTTTCTTTGCAGTATTTTGAGCTACTGTAAACTCATCTATTGGATCAAGCGTTTCATTGTATGTATTTCCGACAACACCTGATGAATTTTCGGCAGCTTTAGCAAGGTCATCAAATGAAAGGGTTCCACGTTTAATAGCATCAACCATTCGTGAAGCACCTTTTGTTCCAAAAATCTCAGAAGCTGCTGTTAATGCTTCGGTTTCATTTGTGCTATTTTTTATTTTCTCAACGGTCTCAGCAAGTCCATCTTTTAGCGACTTCCCATTTTTAGCATAAGTGACAGAAGCTTTTGATAAAGAACCTAACGCAGCAGACGAATCGACACCTGCTTGCTCAAATTTACCCATAAGGGTAACACCTTCATTAAAAGATAAACCTAATTGCTTGATTTGAGGTGCGCCAGCAATTGCCTTACTCATTAAGTCTTGCACACCAACACCTGTAGCTTGTGAAGTATAGGTAACTGTATCAAGAACACTATTCAGGTCACTTGCTTGCAGTCCATAAGCTTCAATTGCTTGTTTAGCTGATACTGCTGTATCAGTTACATCAGCACCATTGATATCCGCAAACTTAATCAGATATTCAGAGGCAGATTGTAATGCATCGCCAGTCAAACCAAATTGAGTATTCAACTCTCCTACAGCGCTACCCGCTGTTTTAAAATCTGTCGGAATAGATGTAGTAAGGTTGCTAGCAATATCTTGCATATCAGCTAACGCTTGACCACTAGCTCCTGTTTTTGTTGTGATGGTATCCATACCTTCATCAACTTCTCTAAAGGCATCCAAAGCATTTTTTCCGATGTCTACAAGTTTGTCTGAAGCGGCAGATAGCTTATCGCTAAAATCATTGATAAGGTCAGCTTTCAAGAGATTATTCGTTTCTTCTTGCAAACCTTTCATTGTCTTAGTGTTATTCTCTACAGCCTGACCATTACCAGCTAATGCCTGATTAACATTTTCTAACTTATTCTCATAACTACCTAGAATATTCTTTGTCTGCTCAACTTCACGCTGAAAGGCTCGATACTGTTCTGCTCCTATCTCGCCAGATTTGAACTGTGATTCAACTTGTGATTGAGCATGACGCAACGTTTCAAGTTTTTCTTTGTTAGTAGCAATTTGCTTTCCTAACAGTTCTTGTTTCTGCGTCAGCAAGACAACATTTCCTGGGTCAAATTTTAAAGATTTATCAATTTCTTTGATTTCTCTTGAAGTCTTAACAGAACTATCATTAACACCTTTCAAAGCTTTTTCAAGCGGTTGGGTATTGCCACCAATTTCAATGGTTATCCCTTTGATTTTTCCAGCCATATATCTCCTTTCTTTGAAAATAAAAGCCGTCAAAATGACGGCCCGTTATTAAAATGAATTAAAATCTGATTGACTAGCTTTGCGAGTTGGTCCAGAATTTCCTTCTGAGTTTTCGGTTCGTGCGTTGATGTAGTCTGTCTGGTAATCCAAAGCCATTCCCATTGAAATTTCTTTGAGTTCGTCTAATGACAAGCCTGTCTCTTTGCAGCAAGCCAGGTAGGACTCTACTGTGAATACCTCATTGCTTGCATTGGTGGAGTCATCGACTTTTTTTTAGTTGCCATATTATTCTCAAGCATTTCCATCATGATAGGTGCAATTTCTGAAATTGGGAAACGTTCCATTTTTTGGAAATACTGTTCAAAAGGCTCTGTTTGTGGGTTAGCCGATTTGACAAAGACCCAAAATAAACGTTGGAAAAAGGTCATATCAAAGTTTTTTAACGCTGACATATCAAGTTCAGTAACGTTTTGATTTCCTTCAGCTGCTTTAATCATGTTCATCATCTGTTCGCCCTCAAACATATTCAGCATATCCTGAAAATAGTCACGACCAAATTGATTTTTGTACGCAATTGGAGTAAAAGCGTTTGTCACTAAACGATAATCAATACCATCAATTTCAATAGTGCGTTCCATTATCGACCTCCTGGATTCTCAACTTTAGCAGCTGGCTCATGCACGGACTTAAACCAGTTATTGTAAACTTCATCTGTTGTGTCTTTTGTTGTGCGATTCTTAACACGTTTATCAATTGGTCGAGGAGTTGCAGAAAATTCCAGCTCTACCGTATTAACATCACTTCCTTTTGTCTGTGACCCACCTTTTGGACGACTAGCCTTACAATAATAAAGTACATGTCGAGTTTGCAGTTTATCCCCTTCAAATTGAAACATAAGTGCAAAGCGCGAAGTGACTGCATTTGAGATTTCTGAGACAGTACCGTCTTCTTCCAAAACCTCTCCTAAAACTTTCATTAAGAAACTTTCTGTAAGTTTTGCGAAAGTGGCCGTTCCTGTATACCCAAGATTGGTTTCGCCGCCAAAATATTCAGTGTTATCCGCATTAAATGTCATTGTTTCACCTTTTGGTTCTAATTCTAGCTTATTAGCACCAGGTAATGGTTCTGGCGTACCATAGGTAATTTTCCCATCTTCAGCTTCTGTAATTGATGCCCAGTGGACATTTTCAAGCCCGTATTCAACCTTATTGTTTTGTTTACTCATATAATCCTCCTAGATTAAATAGACAATGTAGTATGTTTGATATAGACCTTCACTGTCAAGTTGTGTTTCGTTTTCAAATTCAAAAAAGAGCTTGTTTTCTGACAACAGGCTCTCAAGTTTTGATTCCAAAGTTTCGTCTTTTTTATTCGTGATCAGTTCGACGATGACTGATTCTGTGGTAAAGTATGGCTGATTGTCAGCGTTAAAATTATCCTTACCTAGCTGATAATAGACTGCGTATGGAGGTTGAGGCGCCTCGCCTTTTTTAAAAGCTCTGTACCTGACTGGTATTTTCAATTTTTTCAGTAGTTTGGCAAATTCTGATTTTGTCATCATTTCCCTAACCTCGTGATTCTTTCTTCAAATTTTTCTATAGCATGCTGTTCAGCTGGTGCGATGTGCACATGTGCCTTGGCACGTCCACCGTTTTTCAGGACGTGACCACGTTCCAGCAAGTGCGTTAATCTGTAATGTGGTGCTCTGACATAAGCAACCCATTGCCCGTTTTGGACTCTCTTCTTAGCCCAGCTTTTAGCATATTTCCCTTGTCGTTTAGGTGACGTTGCTCGTAGCTCTTTGACAGTTTCAGTGATAACTTCCTCAGCTGCCTTATCAATTTCCTCAGCGATTTCTTCTGAGTACTCAGCTAAAGCCTTGGCAATTTCGTCCGCTAAATCATTAGCCATCATCTACCTCGCTAGTTTCTACAGCCTTCCCACAGGTCAATTCGATTATCTCTGGGCTCTTTTCAAAAGTCTTGATAACCTTGTAGCGTTCGCCTTCAAAGTCCAGATAGTCCTGATTGTCATACTCAAATGAGTGGACTTCAAGGATCATGGTTGGTTTCATGTCAGCTTGCGCTGCGAAATAAAATTCAGAGCGAGTCAGAGACCGCTTGTTGCAAGCAATCTCTTCTTTCTGCTCTTCAAAGATGGGCTGTAGTAGCTCATCTTCATCAACCTGTTTACGACTGATCAGAGTGACATCATGTTCCCAAGCCATGACTAAACTCCTTTTGCTTTTGGATAAGAAATCTGAAAATCATGCAGTTGTTGCTTGAGATACTGAGGCATGACAGGGTTGTCACGGCTCACATACTTGTAGTATGCCCAATCAGCAACGAATGTTTTGTGAGATTCTTTTTCTAAATCCAAAGCAATCCCCTTGATGTTTTTAAGCTCATCAATTGCGCTATCAATCAATGGGTTGAGGTAGTCATCACGCTTGTTTGTTCTGATGCCATCTTTAAATTTAAGCAGCTTCAAAACATCTTCTTTAGCCATGATTATTCACCAGTTTCAGCGTCTTCTTTTGGTTCTTGTCCGTCTTTTTCGTCTGAAACGGCCTCTGAGACACTGGTTTTAGTAGCTTTTTTGCCTTTTCTACCAGTCTTAGCTTTTGGCTTTTCTTCTACGGTTTCAGGATCAGGAAGCTTGTCTTCTTCCTGATTTTCTTCGATGACTTCCAAGACTTTGACAAGTTTAAAATCACGTAAATTATTGAGATAGTCAGCACGCTCTTGTGTTGTCTCAAATTGTTCGCCCATGTGTCGGATGCCACTGACAGCCTGAGAGTCTGCAAAATTGACCAGCGCTTGAGCTGAGACTTTAATTTCTTTAGTCATGATATACCTCCTTAAGCATTAGCTTTGTCAGCAGCAAAAGTCACGTCAGTTGGTTTTGGTGCAACAGCTCCATCTGTACCAGATGCGTTGACTGCCACAAATGCTTCACCGAAAATTGGACGGCCGTCATAGCGTGCAACACCCTTGAAGACCGTGTTGTCTTCGATAAATTGAGCGTGCTCAGATGATGACATGGTTGCACCTTCGCGCTCGGCAAGAAGGTAGAGAGAACCGAAACCACCAACGATGTGACCATCAGGAATGAAGTTGAGCTCAACGACCTCACCCCCAATTACTGGAAGAGTGTTGTCAAGACCTGAAACGATAGCAGCTGATGAATTGAATGACAAGAGTTTGATTTTAAGCGCTTGATGTGTGTTGCGAGACATTGCCCAGAAGACGTTGCCGTCTGAGTAATCGCTTTTAATCACATTGAGCTTAGTTGCCAATTCTTTGTAGAACTTCAAAGGATCTGTAATGCCAGCTGGAATAGTTGATAGGTGTGTTTCATGCAAGTCTGTCCAGTCTTGTTCGTTTTGACCCCAGTAATTAGGCTTAGTAGTTTCAGCAAGACGTGTCACAATGCCGACAGGCATTTTTGTGCCTTTTCCGTAAAGGATTGATTTGTCAACTGCGTAACCGATAGCTTGAGCAAGACCGAAAAGAAGTTCATTAGCAAGGTTGATGTCGCTGTCTTTCAAGATGGAATTTGGAACAGCTGTGAAGGCACCGACTTTATAACCATCAACTTCAATTTGGTTGAAGTTGAAGTCAACTTCATTGAGTTTAGCAACCATCTCAGTCCAGATGGCCTCTGGAATAGTTCCTGCGATGTTTTGACGTGCTTTGCCTTTAACTGGCTTGAGCCAAACTTTAGTGATCAGTTTTGAGTACTGGTCCATGTTGTTGCGTAGCAAGTCCAAGAACACTTCTGGAATAGTCAGGTCAGCGCCTTTGACAGAGCGCTTTTCTGTCATGAGGCTGCGTGTCTGTTCAAGGAATTCTTGAACCTTGTCATTTTTGACAAGAGTTTCCATGGCAGAGCGTGTCATGCCGCCAAAGTATTTGTTGCGAGTCATAAGATTGTCTTCTCCTTTTTGTTTGCTGCGTGCGCTTGGTGCTGGTTCAGGATCATTGGCTGGCTCTGCTTGAGGTTCATTGTCTTCAAGCTCTGCCAATTCAGTTTCAAGTTCTTCAATCTCTTCTTGGATTTCATCAACTTTTTCCTGATATTCTTCCTGTTCCTTTTCAAGTTCTTCAATTTCAGCTTCAACAGCTTGAATTTCTTCATCTGTGCTGGCTTCTTCGATAGCAGCTTCAAGTTCTTCATTTCGTTTCTTGAAGTCTTTACCCTTTTTGATTTCGGATAATTTTTCACGTAAGACGTTAATCTTACGACGTAGCATGAGTTGTTTTAGCATTTCTAAGTTTCTCCTTTAGTGCTTTCTTTCTGGATTCTAGCGAGCGCTTTTTGATTTCTTCAAATTCACGCTTGCGGGCTTGAACCCCTGTGTCCTCGTAGGCTGGGAAGGTCACGACTGACACTTCGTGTAAATCAACTTTGTTGATTGTCCACTTGGTAGTTCCGTCATCACGGTACTCAATGTCCTCGTCCAAAACGTTAAAACCAAATGAACATTGGTCAACATCTCCGCGTTGAACACGAGCATAGAGGTTCAGGGCGTCAATGTCATTTTCGTTGACAACAATACGTGCCCATAGCCCTTTTTCATCGACACGTAGGGTCAATGTCCCAGACTTAGTGCGAGCAAGTACAAGCTCCGTATTGTGGTTGATGAGAGCCCTGATGTCGTTTTCTAGCGTGTCATCAAAAGCGTTTCTAGCGATTTCTTCAAAGCAGCCTGGCCACAATTCTGTCACTGAGTCAAAGACTACGAAATAGCCTTCAATGACTTTCTCTTCTTGCTCAGTCGCTTCACGAACTTTCAAGTCAGACTTGAAAGACCGTGTAGTGAATGCTGTTTTAGTCACTTTCGTCTCCTTTCTCTAATTTCTTCTGATCGCCAATCCGGTCAACTGGAATGAAGTTCTCCAAAATAACAAGTTCGTCAAGTCCTTCTTTTGGTGGCAAGTTAATCCAGTTTCTGACTTCATTACCTTCCATCAGACCTCTGATGTAGAGGTTTGAACCAATGTCAGACAAGGCTTTCAAGTCGTAGGTCAATAGACTACGCCAATTGAACAGCCAATAATAAGATGGTGCATAGAGCAGTTGTCTTGTCATTTCTTGCTGTAAGGTGTCAGCTATTGACTTAATCTTAGTACTGATGAAATTGTCATACTCATCCTTGTTGAAGTTTCCGACTCCGACAAGAAAAGGCGGGACGCCAAGGACTTTGGCGAGTGTTGTCTTATCGATTTCTACCGTGTCCTTGATGGCAATGTCATTTAGACTAAGTGGTTTGATTTGTTCGACTTGAAAGGCTTCCGCTGGAATAATCCACGGCTTGCCAGCTGATGTGCTTGCCATATACTTGTTAAAAACGTTGTCTCGGCCTTCTTCAGTGGCCAGTTCAGCTGTGTTGGCATCGGTCTTGATAATTAGCGATGGCATATATTTGCCGCTCATGAACTCATTCTTCGTAGCAGATGCCTGTTTGAGATTTTTGAGAATATCTCCAAGCACTATCCTGTAGCCATTCCCAAGCCAAGGTTTTTCTGGGCTTGGATTGATAGAAAAGTGCAGCACTTCATCAGGTCCAAATGATTGTTGGTAATTGTACTTGATGTGATAATCAAATTCATCGCCATCAAAAGATACTTTGGACGGTGGCAAAGGCTTCAAGTCATCAATCAGCCCATCCTTGTTGATAATTGGATAGACAACAGCATTGCCATCACCTTCCAAAAGCAAGGTTCTGACAATGTTATAAATCCATTTCTTACGAGTCATCCATTTGTAAGGATTGATATCAATTTTTCTTGATAGCTCATTCTTTACCCTGATATCGCCATTCTCCTGATTCTCCATCAGATGGATTGGCATGGATGAAACCAGGTCAGCGATGTTATGCACTGCTATGTGGACCTCTGGGCAATCAGAGAGACGGGTATAGCCGTTAGTTGTCAAAGATGAGAAAAGGTCATCTGTGACAAACATCTGCATGGCTGGTGACGGCTCTGACCTGATTTTGTTTGCGTTTTTTCGTTTTCGCTTAGACATTAAGCACCTCCATTAAGCCAGCCACTAATAGCGCCAGCATTTTCACTATCTTCTAGCATTTGACACCCGGCAAATACCGAGGCATCAAACAAGTCAATCCTTAGATTCTTTTCAACTTTCTCATACTGAATCATGTCATCGACCTTCTCAATACCGCGAACGTTACCGACACAGTACTCATAAGCGTCCGAATGGCAGTAGTAAAGCTGACCATTAAGCGCCTTAGTTTCGATACGTCTGAAGCCTTCTGACTTCTTCCAGAAATATTGAGGAGCATCAACGATGCTGAACCTTGCCTTCTTCATACCAGAGAAAAACTCACGACCAAACTTTTTGTCAAAGCCAACTTCTTTGATTTTGAACCCCTTGTCTCTCATCATGACGAACCAGTTGACGATATCGTCATAGGAAACTGTAGGCGTGTTTGACATGGTCAACCAGCCATCTTGTTCCCAACCGAATAACGGGATTCCGTCATCATTAGCTTTCTGGTGTGCGGCAGTGATTGGGAAGAATGCGTGAGTGATGACAATGTCAACATCTCCATAATTCCCGTATAAAGCAGCAGCCGTTAAGTCATGTAGTTTCGACAAGTCAGCACCACCATACCATTTGATTGGCAGTTTGGCCAGCTCTTCCAGCGTCCAGTCATAGTTCAAATCTGAATTGATGAAGTCCTGAACATTGAAGTAGGCAGTCATTGAGTTGGTAAAGACGTTTAGCGTCTTGTTGAAGAACTCATTGCGAGTCTGTGGATCAGCAAGAGCAACCTCTGCATCATGCACTAACTCCTTGAGTTCAACCGTCACACCAAGCGACGGGTTAGCTTGCTTGATATAGATTGGGTTGGTAAAGTCAACAATCTTACCGTCCTTATCCGTGTCTGCGTCACAGATAAAGAGAAAGTAACTATCATCTTCAACAGTTCCATCAAGGACCTTATCACAATACTTCAAACGCTGAGCAAGGAAGCCGTTTGGTTTGTCACCAGCCGTGGTGATGGCCATAAGCAACTTATTACGGTATGCCCTCATGGCATTCTTCATCAAAGTGTATTTCTTGGATGATTTCATACCGTGAATTTCATCAAGAATGATGATGTTCCCGTTAAAAGAGTCAAGATTGTCTTCCTCAGCAGCAAGAGCGTTGATCGTGAAAGAACCTTTTGAGAATTCCTTTCGGATAACATGCTCATTGTTGTTGTCTTTGATTTTGATTGACTTGTCTTTCCAGTACTTGACTGTGTGAGTCATAAAATCAAAGCTTTCTCTAGTCTGTTTGAGAGAGTTAGCAAGGATGTAAGCATTAGATCCGCTCTGATTATCCAAAATGGAAGTGGCCAGAGCGATGGCAGAAGCAAAAGGCGTCTTACCATTCTTACGAGGCAACATAAAAAGCGCCTCAGTAAAGCGCCTTATCGTTGTTCCTTTGTTGAAAAAGCCAAAAAGATTGACAATACAGAATATTTGCCAAGGCTGAAGAATGAAAGGGACGTTTGTCAGAGGCATGCCATCCAAAGATTCACCCTTTCGATGGACAACTAAGCCTTCGATGAACTTGACTACAAAGTCAAACTGCTCATTTTTGAAATCAAAGCGGTCACTCTCAAGGTCTTTGAGAAATCTTTGGCATGCTTTCCTACGACGTTTGCCTGCGTCAATCTTCCCTGACACGACACCCTCAGAATAATCAACTGCAATTTTGAAATTTGGTGATTTGTTCTTGACTCTCAAATAATATTGGCAATCATTCCTTCAAGTCTGCCAGCATCTTTGGCTTTCGGTGGCTCAATTCCAACAGCTTTTGGATTGAGTCCAAGCCTATCAGAATATGTGATGATGTCTTTTCTGAGATTTTCCATCGTCTGGACAAGTGGGGTCTTACGTTCCACGATTGTTCCGCGACCTGTCTCATGCTCCTCAGTGATCTGAGAGCCATTAGCTAGAAATTCATCACGAGCGTTCTTGTAGTCGTAGAGCAAACCAGAATAAATTTCTATGATGTCATCATAGTGCTTCGAATATGTCCCCATGTCTTTCATGGATTTCACAATTCTTGTCTTGATGGTGCTCTGACCTCTTGGTCTTGCCAATTTTTCACCTCCTTTCAAAATTCGTGTTCAAAAATATGCTTAAAATTCTCACGGGGACTCAGAGGGGGAAATGCTTCCCCTTCCCGGTCCCCAAGCCGTTCAAATTTTTTTCGCGAGGGTGGGGGGTTCAAAATTTTTTTGAAAAATTTTTATAAAATTCATCAAAATCTTTTTTTCTTTTTCTTTGCCACCACAACCCTTGACCTATGACCTTATCGTTGACACGGTCATGAAAGGTGCCGTGTACCCTGTTAGCTAGGCTAATCACGTTCCAAGCAACGAATTCAAGTTCTGGATATTCAGAAACAGGGTAGATGTGATGGACCATCTCAGCTGGTACTCTCTTGCCATACCTTAAAGACTCTTGGCACAGATACTTGTCACGCTTCATCATGCGACCCCTGAACTTATCCCAACGACTAGTCTTTAGGGTTTTTCTGACTGGTTTGAAAGTCATACGCTATCTTTACCGATGAACTTTCTAGTGTCCGTTTGGGATGCTAACTTGTGAGCGTCTAGACTAAGGACAAAGTATGGTTTATTCTCTGCATAGTATGTGACTGACTCAACGACCTTTGGTTTTCCTGAATATGGATAATGTTTTGGTTTCATGCCTGTCTCCTTCCTGGTAACAGAAAAAGGACAGCCGTTTCCGAATGTCCTCTTGTTTGTTAAAATGTCATACTATCATATTAGCACCTTTTTCGTGAGAAAAACAGTACCCTTTTTTCTCAAATTTCAAAATCACCCAAAAATAATTCTTGCGAACTTTGTCAGCTTGTTTGTTAAAATGTCATACTATCATATTAGCACCTTTTTCGTGAGAAAAACAGTACCCTTTTTTCTCAAATTTCAAAATCACCCAAAAATAATTCTTGCGAACTTTGTCAGCTAAAACTATACCAATTTACCCTCTGAATTATCTTCTTTGTATATTGTGTAACTTTCGCCATTTTCTCAAAAGCCTTGATAATTCTGGGATTGTATGTGGTTGCATTTCCGAATTTAACATAGCTTCATTATGTCAAATTGGCTAGTTGCCTAAACGAAAAGATGCCAAGGCTCTGTCCTGTTGGTCTTGGTTCAATCCGATATAACGCTTGGTAATTGCTGCGCTAGCATGATTGAACATCTCCATCAGCATAGCTATGTCCTTGTGCTTTTTATAGTAATGGTAGCCAAATGTCTTTCTAAGCGTGTGAGTACCTACGTTCTCAATGCCACAATCTTCGGCAGCTTGCTTGATAATGATATATGCAGCTTGTCTTGATAATGGTTTGTTTCGACCTTTGCGAGATTGGAAAAGATATTCCCCGACTTTCTTGCCTTTAATGTGCCTATCCATTTCTTTCTTGAGCAAAGCATTCATCTTGACCTTACGTCGTTTCTTTGTCTTCTTCTCGATCAGTAGGATGTAGTAGCCACGAATGTTTGAGACTTTGAGGTTAACGATGTCTGAGATGCGTAGTCCTGTGTTGATGCCTGTTAGAAATATCAGATAGTTTCTGTAGTTCCAATCTCTCAGATAATCACACATCATATCAATGTCTTCTGTTTCTCGTATCGGTTCAACGTAGTTCATTCATGCTTACACCTCCTTTTTTGCGCGAAAAAAAGGACAGTCGTTTCCGAATGTCCTCTTGTTTGTTAAAATGTCATGCTATCATATTAGCATCTTTTTCGTGAGAAAAATAGTACCCTTTTTTCTCAATTTTCAGATGTCGCCTTTGATTGTAGCATATTGCTCAAGAATGATTCTGCGTCTTCTGTAGATCGTTGCAATGCTTACAAATTTCTTGTCAGCAATCTCTTCCCATTTCAGAAAGGGATAGCTCCAGCGTAGTTCAAAGATTTCCTTGTCTTCTGCGACCAGTGCGCTAATCAATTTCTGGACCACAGACTTGTAGCCTTCAAGGTATTTGAGAGTTGGGTCGTCTAGTAGCTTGATAGCCATGACTTCGGTTGGCTTGCTGATTCCGCTATGTCCTCCGCTTGAAGTACTCTCTGGGTCTCTTGTGGTCAACTCTTCTCGTCTTAGTCTGATTGTACGGTCTAAGTCGCTGAACTTGAAAAGTTCGTTGTCTAGCCGTTGAAGTTCCTTGTTGTCTAATCTTCTCACTAAAATCCTCCTGTTGTATCTGATCTGCAATTGCTTCAAGTACCTGTCTGATGTTTTCAAAGACTATTTCTAATGATTTGCTTATTGCTCTGAACAGCTTTGCTATTTCCTGAAAAGCTATCTGAATTGTTTGTGGGTCAAACTCTTCAAGTGTTTGCTTGAACTGTTCTTGTTGACGTTCAAGCGCCTGTTTAGCTTTCTTCTTCTTGATTCTTTTGTTCATTTTTGAAAATTACCCTCCATCCGCTGACTACAATAGCCAATAATAGAACCATCAAGCTCGCTATGATAATCATAGCTCCTAAAATTTTGATAATTTCAAACAATATCATTTCCCACCTCTACATGGATTTTTCATCACATTTTCTTTAAATTCTTCAATCTCCTGTGTTATCTTGCTCAGAAGATTTCGCTCAACCATCAAGTCGTGTTCATCCGCATCTTCACGTTGAATATAGTATTGCAAAGCATGTTTCACAATCTGCATGTGTTTATATTTTAGATACATCCTCTTGACCTCCATCTCCTCGTGTTTGCTCTCTTAGCCATAGCAGAGCGAGCCATTTCGTCCCAGACGTATAAAATCCTGTTGCCAGTCGCATGACTTTCTAAAATAGCCATTGTCGTTTTTCCTTTGAGGGTGTATATCGTAGCTCAACATCACGGGTCAAGCGACCAATCAATACAATATTGTTAATCATCGATTACCTCCACCAACTCAGGATTTTCGTAAATGTTTCCTACGATTGTTACTTCAACTCCAGCGAATTTGCGTCCATCCTCAAATTCTTTAAGTGTTATCGGACTAGTCGGAAAGTCTCCTGTTACAACAAATCCATACTTATCGCGTTCCACTTTTACGAGAGGATTCCCGACACTAGAAAGACCTCCTTCGTAGTCTGTGGTGTCGATTATATCACCCTCGAAAATCTCCTTGCCGTTTTTGTCAAAAAGGCCTGTTGATTGCATGAAGATAATCTCATCTTGACTAACGCTCATTTCCGTCACACGTTCTGTATCGCCCAGTTTATATACGTCAAGACTCTTTTCGTCAAAAAAAATTGCTGACACATTGCACATCCATTTTAATGTTGGCAACCACGCTCTAAATTTCGGTATCATTCTTTTCCTCCATTTCTTCAATCAGCCAATCAAGGTTCTTTCTAGCTTTCTTCAAATCTTCCAGCCCATTTTTCTTTTGGTGACGGATCAGATACTTCAAGCTGTTACCTAGATAAAAACCTACTAGCTGTTCATCTGTCATAAAATTTCTGAGGACATTGATTGACTCCAAGCCATATCTCCCTTGATAGTGTTTTGGTTTATTGACGCTATCATGTAACTCTGTCACTGTTTCATTCCCCAGCTTTTTCCAAGTTTTTCTATCTGTACTAAATTCGCACGCAACCATTATCTTCCTACTCCTTTTAAATAATCTGGTATTGGGTCACCAACCTTGATAGCCTCGTACTGCTCTTGAGTAACCAAGAACTTTCCGTAACCACCAACCGTAACCGTGTATTTTCCCTCAATCACCTCTTTATCAGTGATTTTTCCAAGCACATCCATAGAGCCACCAGCATTATCCGCTTTGTGGATGATAATAGGCTGCCTCTGCTCCAGTTCTTTTATCCTGATGCTCTGCCAGACGTTCAACCCAGTAGAAAACACAATCAGAATTGCGATAAATCGTTTCAATCTATGACCTCCTTAAAGCGCCCATCTATTTCGGGGCTTATTTCTTTTGAAAATAGGATTCTTCTTTTCTTTTTTCGTCTGCTTCTGATAATCGCTATCTTTGTTAAAGATAATATCTTCATCTTCAATCAG